TGCCGCTCCAATAGGAGCCTTTACTTACAACCACATATCACCATTGTGACATGTGGAGAATCAGGTATATAACGCCTTTGCATTAAATACCTCGTTTGCCTCAAATCCGTTACGGAAATGAGCAAATATCTCGCCGGTGGCTAAGCCTTCGCCGAGTGATCTCGATATAATATTCGAGAAATGGAGTACCACTTTTGTTAGCGGATCTCCCATGAGGACGCCCCTGTACAGGGTTACTTTCCTCGTGTCACCCTCCGACGGGTGACCTATGTCCTTCAACGGCCCAGTGGCCGTGAAGTAAACAGTCCGTGGTTGGAAACATATTCCCATCACGATGCCTTGAAGAATTTGTGGTATTCCACATTTCTTCATCCATTTGCTCGACACTAGTCGGGCAAATGCGTGTATCAAGCGGTCTGTCGCCTCTTGATAATCGGTGCTGCAGAACCAAAGGTTTTGCCACCGTATGACCCTATCAATGTGATCATTGAAAGTGTCTTCCTCCCTCCTACTCCGGTCTTCGGAGAACAGGAGGTCATACATCTCTTCAGACGTAAAGTCTTTAAAGAGATTCCATCCGTGGTGGGATTTTCCCATTCCGGACTCTGAGCTCTTGAACCCTTTCTTTAGGGGCCAAGCGCATATCTTGGAGATTGTGTCTAACACAATCTTCAACGCCGCGAGTCCTTTTGTGACTACGCGTGCTTTACTAGGTTCGCGCACGATTGTGAGCATAACCTTTCTGAGTTCTTCTGGTTCAGTCCAGAGAACTTCATCGAGACACGCAAAGAATATTGCAGTGCCAACGCTCTGGAAATCGTCCTTATGACGGTATTCCAGTACTTTACCTGTGTCCATATCCCTTACGGGAATGGGCATCTCGTCATACTTAGACATTAGGTCTAGTATGGCTTGGGCAGTTCCGCCCTCCTTCCTGGTGGCTTCCCAACAGGCGGATCCTGTGACTGTGACACGTGCCTTCGTGTCCAGTCCTGTAAAGACATGATCGGGGATGCCCCCGATCACGTCGTCTAACGCAGCTGACACAAGTGCAGACTGCGTTGGAGTAAATTCTGGTGGCGGTTCAGATACCGACAACAGAAACTTCCTCTTGCTGCGTAGAACAACAAGTGGAGGTGGGGTCCCAGATCCTCTCGTCTGGGACAAGGTTCCTGCCAGGTACAGCCTGGAGAAACCCTCAAATCTCACCGCCCAGCTCCAAGCTGGCCGGAGGAATGAACTGACCCACCTAGGTGCGTCGTTCATGGCAAGGAAACCCTTGCTCGGTTCATCCAGGTGTATGACCTGTTTGAACAACTTACGAGATCTTTTGAGATCCTCGTAGTGAGTGACTTGCTCTTTTAGTGAGAAGTCAGTGACCTCGCCGTCGATAAATTCGTCGGTGAGGAGGACCGATATACCCTGGAGGGTAAATAGGTCAAACTTTTCCCAATCCCAGACTTCTTCTGGGAAGGAAAGAAACCGTTGTAGGAACATTCCGTCAACAGTTTTGAGTACCTCCAAGAGCCTTTGTGCTCTGTAGGTCTTGTTTCGCAAGACTTTATAGTCTGCGAACTTTTCAATTTCGTCATTGTTCCAGAGTGGATCATGACGCCCTCTCAGGAAGAATGAGATTCTCCTGAATAGTGTTGAGGCGAAGTTCCTTAGAGGATCTTCACCTTTCGCAGAATTGCGAGCACACTGGATCCTATGGCCCCAGTGTGTGTGACGAAAGAGCAGATGCATCTTCTCGTCATGGTTGTTAATCTGGGTAAACCAGGTAACATTCTTTCGGTCAGACCCGACTAGGTCGGGTTTGATCTTTCCTTGGAGCCGGTGGCAACCACCGGCCCAGACGTTTATAACGGGCTTCTCCTCACAATACTGTGAGGCGAAGCAATATCCCGCGA